CCGCCATCCATGTGACAGTGCCATCAACCGTGACATTGCCAATCGTTGTTGGCCAGAATGGCTCAACAGCACTTGTCGTTCCAGCAACCGTACAGCGAAAGAAGAAGCCGCTAGCTGGTGGGATCGTGGCCTGTACAACATCACCGACGTTGTAGGCGTAACTAGCTTGCCACAGTGAAGGTGCGGTCACGGCTCATACACTTGGCGAAAAGTGGCGCGGATGACAGCGCGGAATGGTTCCTCGATTGTCTTTTGCCACTCACTGCACACCCACTTGTAACTGGTGCTGGTATCAGGTGGCGTCCAGTCAAATGATTCAGTGCCAGCGCGTGCTTCAAGGAACGTTTCGATTTCGTCGGATACTTCCTCGGTTACGTTCCACTCCAGTGTCCATTCCTTGGGGTCTTGGTTGAGGCCAAACTGCACACGCTGCTCGTAGCCATCACCAAAGCGCGTAGAGCGCACCTTAGGTGCACTGTTCTTGCTGGCGCCAACGCGTGGTTTGTAGTCGGGGAACGTAGCCATTAGCGTGCGAGAAGACCGCCGGGCCGCTGCTGTTTAATCAATTCTGACTGTACCGCAGCACTGATGACCCTGCCAAGCTGGTTGGCGCCTTGCTCGTTGCCTTCCACGCTACTGCCCTTGGCGTCTACGTTTACCACCACGTTGGTGCTGCCGCCACCCATCTTGTCATTGGCAACGATGGTGCCGCTGCGCCCTGGCACGAACAACTCGGGACCACGTTCGCCCACCATGTACATCTGACCGCTAGACACCGGGCCACCTTTAGCGCGGCCAGGCAGCACAGTGCCGAAGGATGCCGCCCATCCGCCAGCATCTGTGGGTACAGCGGAAGCCGTACCAGCGTTAAATCCACTGGAGAGCCCTCCGCCAATGCCGCCGACCAAATCACCACCGGGAAACAGCCTCAACACGGTATTAAGGATCGTCATTTGGATCCACTTGGCGATGATTTGGGCAGCCATATCGAGGAACTGATCCGCCACACTCTGGAAGAAACCAGCTAGTGCCTCCTTGGCAGTCATGCTGCCGCTGATAATTCCCTTAAAAGATGTAGCAAACGCATCACCAATGCCAGCAGCAGCGCTAGTGACCAGATTGATCGGATCAGTTAACTTTTCAAGTTCAAGTTTTACCTCGTCGGCTGCTCCTTGCAGTCGCTCCTTATCAGTTTTAGGTCTAGCAAGTTCAGTCTTGCGCTGAATGATTGCTTGCTGCTGATCTGGCGTTAGATTTTTGTCGCCACGAATCCTAGCAATTTCAGCTTCAAGGCGTAACTGTTCACGCGCTTGTTCAGTCGTGGCAGTTTTCAGCGCCAACTCCAAATTAAGGTCGGCAATTGTTTGGTCAAAGGCTTTTGTGCGCTCTATTGCTTGCTCCCTAATAGCTTGTTGCACGGCATATATCTTCTGGTCTGCATCAAGAGTTGCATCTTTAATTTGAGCATTTTTGGTTGCCTGGTCTACTGTGCTGCGCGTAATCTCAGCGATTCTGGCTTGACGCTCCTCTAGCGCCTTGTCCATTTCCAGCGCTGCTGCAGTCACGAGACTGCCGCGTTCTTTTTCAACTGCAATCTGCTTGTCAATTGCAAAGAGTTTCTCTTTAAGTGCTACCTGCCCTTGAAGATTGGCTAGCTCTTCCGCTGCACGCCTCTTTTCTTCTGCTGCACGTTCAGCATCGTCTTTGCCGCTCTTTGCGCCGCCGCCGTCGCCAGTCGGAGCAGTCGGAGCAGTCGGAACGGTCGGAACGGTCGGAACGGTCGGAACGGTCGGGGTTTTCGCTGCCGCTGGCGCAGACTGTATTGCTTTGATCCTTGCTTGATTTGTAGTAATGCGAGCTTGAACCGCTAAAAGGCTTGTCTTTTGCGATGGGTCTGGCTTATCAATCGACGCGGCCTCTTGGGCTGCTACTTGCAGTTGCAATTTTTTTGCTAACTTTTTATCGTTTGCGAGATTTTTTTGTGCCTCTGCTAGCAATTGCTTGCGTTGTTCTGTGCTTTTACCTTTGAGTTGCGCTGCTAATCCGCCAGCGGTTCCAGCAGCTTCACTTGCATTGATTGCTGATATGTTTCCAGATATTGCTCCTATCTGCGTGACAACATAGTTAATTCCAACTGTAATAATTCCAATGCCGGCAAGCGTTGTAAGTGCAAGGGCCAAGCCGCTAACTGAGCCAGTTGCGGCTATAGATGTGGCTTGCAGTGTTCTTGCATTTGACGTATAAAGTGCAAACGATCCGGCGCTGACTTTTGCTGCGGTTCCACTTGCGGCTGTTGCAGTGGTCACGCCAACCATGGCGGCGATGAATGCTGCACGCAATCCAATAATTGCTTGGATTGCTTTCTGCACCAGCAGCATTTGAATGACAAATTTTGCAGCCTCTGCAGTTGCACTCTTGAGTGGCTGCGGCACTGCATTTAACGCATCGGCAATGGCGTTAATAGCTGTAGCAACATCGCTAATTGTTGTTACAACAGTTGGCCCAAATGCTGCTCCAAGGGCTTCGCTTAGGTTTTTAAATGCAGTATCTAGTGCCTTGAGCTGATTATCAAGGCTGACTTTTAATATTTGAAAATCAGAGTCGGTTTTACCTGCTGCGCCAGATAGCTCACCTAGCACCATCTTGTAATCCCTGCCGCCTTTAGCGTTGGCCGCAAATGCGCCGCGCATGGCTTCTTGCGAGCCAAGCAGTTTGGCCGTTGTTTCTTTATCCTTCTCCATTGCTATGGCCAATTCAGCCATCAGGCCCGTGAAGCCTTTGGCTTGCAAGCCGCCGTAGTTCCAGGCGATTCCCAGCTTTGCTGCTGCCTCTTGGCTTTCCTTTGTAGGTTGCAGCAGTGTATTTAACGTGGCGCCAAGGCCGGTAAATGCAATCTCAGCAGTGGCGCCGTTCTTAGTGGCAGAGGCAATAAATGCGTTGACTTCATCAAGGCTGACGCCTGCCAGTGCTGCGATAGAAGCCACACGTCCTAATTGACTGGTGTAGTCCGACCATTCTTGATTGCCTAGCTCAACAGCTTTAGAAATGCTGTCAGTTACCTTTGTTGCCTGATCTCCCGCTAATCCATAGCTGTTGAGGGTTTTAACCAGCACCTCCGTCACTGCCTGCGTATCAGCCAAGCCGCCAGTTGCAGCCTTGGTTGCAGCACGCAATATGTTGATATTGCCAGCCGTATCACTAAATCCTGCTGATGCAGCCTGATACGATGCTGCCGCCAATTCAGCCTTGCTGGCAACACCACCCAGTTCTTTGCTAAGCGCCGACAATGCTGGGCTGATTTTTCCTACATCAACGCCGACAGTGCCAAGGCGTCGCAGATTTGTATCAAGCTCCCTGACATCTGCAATAACTTTGGTCAGTGCAAAACCAGCGCCAAATGCTGCGGCAAGGCCACCAAATGCACGACTAAGGCCCTCTACGGCACGCTCAGTCGCCTGCGACTGCGTTTGCACCTGCCGCAGTTTGCTGACCGCATTGCGGCTGTCAACGTTAATAGCAACGTTGGCGACAACCGACACGATCTACCTACGGCGTTGCTTCATTCTACGTTCCTGCTCTTCGTTCTGCAGCTCAAAATAAGCTGACCATACCAGCAACTCCTCTAGCGTTACCTCTTGGTTGAGCTTGGCCAATGAGTAGCCAAGCTCTTTTGCAATACCAAGTTGCAGCAGCAGCAGGTTGTCTTTACTTAGCTCCCGCTTGAGTACTTTTCATGTCAACCTCTTCCTCCTCTGGGTTGGTGATAATCGCAAGCATCAGTGTTTGCAGGTCAGCATCCTTTACCTCATTTTTCAATTCGGCAATTTCACCTGCAGCAAACAGGCGCTGCCCTGCATCATCAACTGCTTTAGTAACCAGCAGGTTCAATGCAAAGCCATTGGGGTCATCGCCGCCAGGCATCTTTTGCGCCCGCTCGCGCTCGGACATCGTAAGCGGTGCCGAGTAAAACTCAAAATCAGTGCCATCGCTCAACTTAACCGTGCGCTTAACGGGCGTCAGGTTGGCGGCTTTCTTGAGGCGTGACAGCGCAGACGTGGTTGCCATAAATATGAGTGATTCGCTATTACTTTAAGCATAAAAAACCCCCAGCGCAAGCCGGGGGTCTATGTGATGACCGATCAAACGGTGGTGCTGAAGTCAAACGTAGGAGTGCCGCTCGGGCGGAAGGTGATCTCCACCTGCTGAGCATCGTCGGGGTTGATGTTCAGGCTGGCGCTCAGCAGTACAGCATCCATGCCGATGCTGCGGCTGAGGGCTTCAGTGGTGCCCTTGTCGGTGTACAGCTTGAAGCCGCAACCAACTTGCTGCCGCTGGAGCACGTCCTCAACCATGCGGTTGGACAGTGCTGCGTCTTCGTTGGTGACGTAAACGGTAGCAGTGCCGGTACCATCAGCAAAGCCGGGGATGTAAGCACGGAAAGGTGCGTACTGACCAGCAGTTTGACCGATGGTAGTCACGTCGATTTCAGCGCGGCTGATTTCAAACGACCACGATTGCACTTGCCCAACGGCTGCGTAATCGGCGTAGTACACCTCAAACTCGTTAGGTGCCACGGCGGTGCCGTCATCCGTGATGGCGAGGATGGTGCCGCCAGCAGCGGTGGAAACCGTCAACGCGCCAGTAGCTGCGGTGTAGCTCA